CATACGACAGCGTTGCATGGTTAAATCACTGTTGCCGTTTGCTCAATAACTTATAATTGAGGTTAAGATGAAAGTAGTATTTGCGACTTATGTCGATAAGCAAGACCTTATAGAATATCCATTGTGGTACCTTAAAAAGAAAGACCCTAACCTCATCATTTACTGTTCGGATGATTACAATAAACAGCACCTAGCTAAATCGAACATCGAAGCAGAGATCATAAACTATCACATCAATGAGCCATCCGATATCGCTACAGCTCAGAATATCTGTCTGGAAAAGCTATACGCTGAACACCATGCAGATTTCGTAGTGTGGCAACAAGCAGATATGTATATTACAGAGTATGGCAGAAAACTTATCCTAGATTATTGCTTAACCGCTAGCAGCACACAGGTCACAGCCGTTGCTGTTAGACATATTAGATTATTCATGGTTGCGTAGCAGTTACTTCGGCGTCACGATCCTAGGCAAAGACTCGACTAAACGTTTTACTTTCGACGGTGCTTACTGTGATGGTTGGTCACATCTCGGCGCATTTGATCCGACCGAATTAAATGTATTGCCAGTGATTGATATAGGTTACTTTAGTGTGGACCAATACAAACGGCACCGAACGCAAAACGCTAAGACATGGCGTGAAAATGAATATGTCAACCACCTATCAGATAAAGAATACCTAGAATTCGTCCTCAGAAAAGATGCTATAATGATAGGCAATAACACTATACTACCACGGAATGGCCTGCTCTATTCAGTGGTAGAGGAACTTGGCCTTGTCGCCGAATATAATCAAATATTTGCACTAATCGAAGCAAAGCAGACCAGTACCTGACCAATGGCCAACATGTGTTAAATCATGCTTTTCGAGTCTTAATTCACCCCATAAAAGCTTCAGATCATCGAAGTGATGGATATCATCCATTAGCATTAGCCCTGACCATTTAATCTTAATCAAATAGTCGATGAAAAGCCGTTCAAAAACACCATCATGCGCCGTATCCAAAAGTATTAATTTGACATCAGCGAAATTTTCGAAATCCCTAGCATCGCCGATCCTGTATTCTAAATTCTCACGATTTACTTGTTGGTGTTGTTTATTAACGTCGTAAGAAACGACCTTATTTAACCTATTGCTAGCAAGCGCTAAAGCTGAATAACCTTTATAAGTGCCAACGTCCAATATAGTAATAGGAGACCAAATATTCGATAAATGCGCAAGTAACTTATAATGTTCTTGTCCAGAATCTGCAGTGAAAACCTTGACAAAGTCCTTATCCACACTAGATAAGTGCTGCGTCAAATCGACGCTATTAATCACGCTATTATTGAGACGAACGATTTCAGCTTTGAGCATGTGGTTTCCCCAGCTTATAAAGTTGGCATGTTTATGTGATATTTATCGGTGAAAATACTGTGACCTCCAAAAGCATTTCTCCTGGAGGTCAATACACTATATTACTTAATGCCAAAATACTTGTTTATTTCTTCAACCAAGGTCTTTTGGTAAGTCTCTGGTCGCAATTGCGGTTTCATCTTTTTGACAGCGTTGACCTTTTTATAAAGGCCTTCCTGTATGTTATGTAGAATGGCTCCAGAGACAGAAGGCTCAGCGACGGCATCCCAAGTTACGAAGGTGTATCCAGGCATAACTCGATAGAGTTGCTGTCCACCCGATTCGATCATCTCCATATCGCCGACGCCGCGGCTGCTGATGCCGACACGTACTTTGTGCTCGAATAGACCACGTAAGCAGGCGCCCATTGGTAAACGGTGTAGAATTTCAGCTTCACCGTAAACTTTTTGGCCTTCCATCCAAATGTTAGTGATGAGATGGCTAACATTATTTAGATGGATTTTTGCGTCAGCTGGGTGATCAAATTCTCCCATCACCGCTCGGCCGGAGACATCTTCTTGGATGCTCTGTACCGCTGGTACTAGCACTTCTCTAGTGGAGTAATAACGACCGTTAGCATTGCTAAGATCGCCCATTTGAAAGAGGCCCTTGACTCGCATCACATGGACTTCTCGACCATGAGCGTCTTCGTTCACGGTCATTTTTGTATCGAGTGGTTCAAATGGCATTGTATCGCGGATTAACCGAAGACCGGCAGGGATAGCGCCGGTCTCAGCGATTAGTCGGCGGTTCAAAGCCACGCTTCTCACCGTCGTTCTACTCTGCATTGGATTATTCCTCGAATTTGACATTAGGAGTGTTACCCTTTTTGTCGATCTTCTTCAAGGACCTGGTGCCACCAAATCCTTCTTCTTGATCGCCCTTGTTTTTATGTGGCATTTTCACTTCAACGTCTTGTCGAGGATCTTGATTCAGTAGACCCTTGTAGCTGTTATGAGCGGGACTGGTGATGTCGTTGTCTTCAGCTACGCCCTCATCTTCTTCTTCATCTTCGTCTTCTTCCATCTCCTCGTCTTCGCCTTCTTCTTCGTCCTCTTCCATCTCCTCGTCCTCATCTTCGCCTTCTTCTTCGTCTTCTTCCATCTCCTCGTCTTCGCCTTCTTCTTCCAACTCATCTAATTCATTGCCACCAAAATCAGGCATCGAATCGTCCGTTGCTTCATCTGGCGCTGGTAATTCGGCTGCAACTCCATCGACTGGAGCCATTTCAGAGCCAGAATTATGAACAGTGATGGATGGGTCAGTGACGTTGATACTTAAGCCACCATCGGCGTTGCGTTGGATCTCAGCGACCGTCTGATTAATTTCTGTGTCTTCGGATTCACTGATGGGTCGCAGAACGGTCACATTGCGCAAGATGTATTGGTGAAGCCTATGGCTCACCTGATTCCGATCAGCCAAAGCGTATGCATCTTCATGCAGCTGTTTTGGCATCGGAATTTGAATCTCACCATCCTCACTTAGTAAAGCTGGCAAGAAATCAGGGTCGTGATTACCATGGTCCAAGATGAATTTAACACCGCGTGCTTCACCAAGGACAGCATCACTTTGCTTTCTTAACCATTTTATGGCGCCTTCGGCTACCGGTCCACGCTTGTTATCCCGTGGAGCGTAGCTTTTCATACCGCGCTTCTTTTTCGCAGTAGGAAACTTGAATTGAGATTCAGCCATGCCTTCTTCTGGCTCTGGCAATTCATCATCATTGTCGTCTTCCAGTTCCTCGATTTCAGAGTCAATCGTCGATTCCTCGTCTTCCAATTCCTCGATTTCAGAATCAATCGTCGATTCTTCGTCTTCTGATTCTTCAGAATCTATCATGGATTCTTCGTCTTCAAATCCGCCGACTTCAGAATCCATCATGGATTCATCATCTTCTAATCCCCCGACTTCAGAATCAACCTCATCCGAGTCGTCCTCGATGCTGTCAATGCGGTCGTGCATGCTATCGATCTCATGATGAATAGCATCGATTTCTGCCATCACGTCATGATCAGCGTTTTTAGAGTCTGATTCCGTAGAATGGTCATAGTCGTGGACCTGCTCAATGGCTGAGCCAATGTCGCTTTCGCTCACCATCACACCTGCTTTGCGGCAGGCTTTGACGAGTCGATGTGCTTCAGATCCCTCTTTGATGCCCTTCATGTAATTCGAGACCAGTGCTACACGGTCTTCTGGAATAGTTTGATTACCGTAGGCGTTAAGGCCTTCAATGCTTACATCATCAGCATAGAAGTAACGGTCCTCAGCTAATTGTTCTGGATGATCGCCACCACGTTTTGGCTTGCGTTTGCCAGTGGCTTGCATCTCTGGGTGCACTGGGCGGCTTTCATTTAAGGCTGAGCCAAATCTGTTACGAGATTCAGGTAAACCAGGCTGACGTGGTTGGCTTCGTGGCATGCCGGGTCGTGCTGGCGCTTGACCAGCTTGCGCAGGAGCTTGAGCTGGTTGCGCTGCTGGTGCAGCTTGCGGCGAGGCAGGCGGCATTTCAAAATCATCGGTCGCAGGAGGCGCACCGGCAGCTGGCGCAGCGCCCAGGTCTGGAATTGCAGCCTCAGCGCCCATATCATCTAACCCTAGACCAGCCAAGTCCTGATCGCCACCGGCTTGTCCAACTGGCTGACCGCCGATGCTGATTAAAGGGCTATTGATGGTTATCACAGGGGCTTGGGGGGCAGGTGGTGCGGCTGGCTCTTGCGCACCTTGGGCCTCTTGAGCGCCAGGCATTGAATCGTAATCTTGCAGAGTATCTTGAGCTGACAGCTCTTCCTGAATAGTGGCGATTAGATCTTCAGCTTCATTTATAGCGTTATCGTCAACGTTCTTCGAGCGAAGGCGTGAAACGAGGCTAGCTAACTTTGAACTTAAGTCATTGCTCTCAGAAATCCGCGGAGTCCGAGTCTTAAGGCTGTCAAGCGTCGTCGCCAAAGCTTCCGCAGCGACTTCACGATTAGAGATAGCTTCGAACAGCATCTGCAAGAAGCAGTCATAAGACGCTTCGAACTTGCGGCTCTCTTCGAGCTTATGGACGTTCTCAATTAAAGTTGGATGCTCGCAGAATTTACCAATTCGCATCCATTCATTCAAGATGGTATCACGATTTACCTTGAGGTTAGTGCGATATACCAAGGTCGCAACATCTTCACACAGCTGTTGATTAAATACTGCCTTTGTCGCTAGAGTGCTCTCAACTAGCTTGTGCAGTTCTTTCTTGGTCAGTAGTGTGAATTCTTCATTTTCTAACAAGAATGGCTTGATAAAGCTAACAGCTCCGGCCACTTTACCTTCGGTGATTTGCTTCGCTATCTTAGCGATTCGATTTTGGAAACCAGGTGAAAGATATGCGTCTTTGGCGGTCTCACGCATGTTCTTGGCTATCAGCTTCCTGCCTGCCCATTTGGTGACAGGTAAGTTGACGGGCTCACCGTCATTGAAGTATGCACTTACCACAGTATTGTTTTCAACTACGACTTTGTCACGTAATGAATCAACCACCGCTTCGACGATTTGCCGCTTGACCTTAGCTGCAATCGTAGCGCCTTCTACAACATTAACCTTACGGCTAATTCCATCACGGCCAACCACGTAACCGTGTTCCGGGATGATGCGGGAGCTGAACCGCTGTGCTTTCATACGGCTGAAAGCATTGCCCATTTCTTTCTGGTCGTTTTCCTCTATCGCATTGACGAGCTTTAAGCAGCTTTCAAAGTACAGCTGCTTCTTCTCGTTATCATAGATTTCGACAGGGCGTATGTTCGAAATCTCAATGCGACCATTGTTTTTACTATGATTAGCGATGAAGTACTCATTGCTATTCACGTCCTCAAACACCAAATCACTAGGTTGGAGCGCCGCAAGCCGGTAGTCTTTGCTGAGGCTTTTGCCGATTTCTTTTACACGATCTTCGAAGAACGCTATCTTCGATTGAGCGCTGTCATTTATAATGCTTAAAAATTTACGACTATCAATTTTCACAGGCTCAGACTTCTTGACGCTCATTTTAAATCCCTCAATACCACTACTTATAAATAGGTTTGCGAGAAAAATCATATCTTAGGCAGATCCGCTTCAGAAATCACCGAATCGCCAATCGTAGCTGTAACGTCATCTTTATTCACTATTACTTCGTAATTCTCTTTAATCACTTCTCGAATGACATCCTCACTAATAGTCACCTTGAAGATGCTACTACCCAACGGCCTAGTGTAGCCGAATTCATCAGCGGCACTGTAGCCGCCTTTAGTGAGACCATCCAGCTCCTTTGACTCCATTAAAGCTTGGAAACCGTTTACAATCGCTTCGTCTCCGACGAAATCTCCACGTTTTTTCCGCCATGATTCAAGGATTTCACGGCGTCGCTCTTTCTTTTTATTACTGCGCATTTCATTAATGACTCGATCTTCAGCTTCGTAATCGTAACCCCTGATCCGACCTTCCATTGGCTCAGGTGGCGCCGCCGCAGCAGCAGCATCACCGCCGACATCCGGCGTTTCACCGCCAGCAGCCTCAGCTCCTGCGTCTTCCGGGCCAGCCCCAGGTGCACCGCCAAGATCCAAATCACCTAAACCGCCATCTCCTCCACCTTCATCTCCACCACCAATGTCAAGTCCAGCACCCATGTCTCCTAGTATACTGCTACCACCGCCGCTACCGCCGCCGCCACCTCCACCACCACCTTCTTCCTCATTGGCAGCATATTCATCTATCTCTTGGATCTCATCGGGAGACAGATCAGTAAAATGCGTGACGATCCAGTCTTTAGGAAACCAGCCGAGCCCCTTGATGTCGCTCATAACGTTAACGCGAGTTGCCCACGTCTCTATGCGATAAAGTTCTTCCATCGCACTATTAGCGGTACAATTTATAGTAAAGCCTTTTAAATCGTCAGCTCCGAAACCTCTTAACGCTAAATGTACAATGGCCACCTTCGTTAATCCGGCGGACACTTCTCGCTGAATCCACTGTACCGACTTAGCGAATTCACTGCTACTTTGTGACAGGCTTTTCTCGTTAGCTTCACCAGCACCCTCACCGATACCAACCCTTGCAAATGGGATCTTCATCGGCGCAATCATCTTTTTCTTAAAGTACTCGATATCCTGGATCTTGTCCATATTCTCGCCACCAGGCAAGGTCTCCACATCAGGACCGGATCCATCGGCTCGCCTAGGTAAGAAAAAATCGTCTTCTTGAATCAATGGGCTATATCGTTCATCGAACGAACCAGTAGTTGGATTATAGAACCTCTGACGTTTGAAATTACGAGCTATCATCTGCAAATATTCAGGCACCTCTTTGGGGGGTATATTGCCAACAGGAATGGTGAATTTACGTTTTTCAGGAGCACGAGTGATTCTATAAATCAACGCTGCGTCTTCCATCAAGCGCAATTGTTTAAATGCTTTACGACCGCCATCTAAAATTGATCGGCCATAGGGTGCAAAAATGTTTTCGAAGCTAGATAGCCTGAGGTGCATCACTTGCCAAGGATGCAGGAACATCGGCTTGCTCCACAAAGGATCGCTATAAAAGAAGCCTACTAAGTCACCATACCTGGTCTCTATTCTCGTAAAATTATAAACTGACATGTATTTTAATGCAGTTACACCAGTGCGATTCGCATCTAGAATCACTTCGAATGGCAAATCGCCATACTTACAGAGATATCTTACAGTGGGCCGAAGTTGGTTGTCCCAATGAAGTACATTGTAAAATAGCTCTTCTAATTCCTTCTTTATTCGTCGTGTTTTAGCCTTGATGACCAAAGTATGCTTGACTTCTGGGTCTACCAAACTTGCTTCGTCCGCATATAAGTCCAGCGCCAGGCTGATCTCGCCAGTCTGATCCATCTGTTCGTAGTCTTTATATCTCTCCAGCCGATTAATTTGCAGGTTAGTCTGATCGAGAATAGCAGCAGACTGGTTAAAGTCTAAGAATTCTCCGCCAGCTGTCAATTTATCAAGATTGCTTTGATTACTAAAAATCCGTTCTACAGGATAGATGTTGAAATTTTTAGTTAAAGCCCTGATGCGGTCAAATACCAACCAATTGCTAGGCATCGATTAACTCCTATAATTTTATCTTTAATAAAATGTAACACATAGATTGGGCTAACATTTATTAAATGCGCATCTGGCCCAGCAACTTATCTACAGATACTCGCCACCGAGGGAAAATACTGTAACAGGAGC